TGATGTAAAACCATATCTCCAAGAAAAATAGCTACATGATTTAAAGTTGGGTGCATTATAGACATTAATAATACATCTCCCTTCTCTAACTTCTCATCGCTTCTGAGTTCTCTAAATCCTGTTCTCCACGCATAGCTTTCAAACAAAGGATCATCTAAAAATTCCTGTGGTGTCATATTTCTCTCATAGTCTTTCAATTCAATATTTTTTTCTTGTTTATACCAATCTCTGACAAGTGACCAACAATCAGTAACACCCCAGACCCACGGACGACCCAACAAATCTGGAACGTAACCTTCTGGAATACATTCTCCCCATTCTTCTGTTTTTGGGTTAACAATATGCCACGGAAGTTTACTATGTTCACAGCTTATTCGATCAGCCTGACTAGGTACTGG